AAGGGTGCCATTCATTGCTGCAGTTTCAATAAGCCCCGAAGATTCAATTACATACACATAACCAGACAATGAATTATTAAACAAATCTTCATTATAGGATATTTCTTCAAAAGTATTTTTTAAATCCAATGATCCTACCGAAGATAATAACGTAAGATTTGTTAGTGCATAATCTTTTGAATTTTTTATACCTACCATTTTATTGCGCCATTAATGTTTTTAAATCATTTTCAAGTTGATTACTATAAGCTGAATTAATTAATTTAATGCTTTGTTTTGCTTCATTTAATTCTATTTCATAATCATAGATACTGACGGCTGATTTTGATAATGTTCTAGTTACAGAAGCACCAGAACTAAATGTTTGTGTGGTTGATGCGGCTGTTATACTATTATATGTAGTCAAATCAACTACAACGGTTTTTATTGTTGTTTCTAATGATGTGCTATCATAAGTTGTAATTATTTTTCTATATTCTTGTATTGTACTTGAGATATATGCAAGAACAAATGCATCTCCGCCGGCGGCTTCACTATATTTGTTTTTTAGATAATCATTAAATTGATGAGAATCTAAAGGCCAATCATATAATGGATCAATAATTTCATTGGCATAAAAAATCATCCAATACTTATTTGAATCATCATAGTATTTGTTTGCTAGTATATCAGGCCTATCACTATCTTTCAAATCATATGAATAAAATAATAATGGATTTCTAAGTAATGATGGTATAATTTCTACTCTGGCCATAAGATTGGTGAGTAGAATAGCATTATTTTTATAATCTGAAGCAACAACTAAAGGAAAAGTATCGAAATATAACATATTTACCTTCTTGGATTAATTGAATCATCGAAACTATCTCTTGTGAGAATATCCATTTCTTTGAATGCTAATTCTAATGTCGTTTGTACCATTGAACCATCATCGTAAGCGGCAAACCCATTTGGAGCATGATTTACATCTACATTATCCAAAATACAACGACCATATCTTGGTAAATATTCTGAACGTTGGCCATTAACATAAAATTCAATATCAAACAAAGAAGGTGGTATCAAAAACATACTATTTGTGGTGGCGCCAGTTTGTCCTCCAATTTTTTGTCCCAAACTAGGAGAAGCATAAAATCTAAATTGATTAATAATATTATTTACAGCTTTAGCCTCTTCTTTAGATTTTGGAGTAAATGTAAATGATAGTTGAAAAGTTCTTAATCCTGTGCCACGATAAACCATCTGTAATTGTGGATTTAAAGCGTATCCTTGTGCTCTTTGTAATAATGTTCCTAAATTTTCTACATTAACACCTTGAATATTGGGTACAAGCCCTACTGCGGCTTGAACAACAGCTGGATTACCAGTAACACCGTTACCACCACCTCCAGCATTAAGTGTACTGTCTATTGCTCTAAGTGTTGTTATTGCAGTTCCTAAATCTTTAGTTAAACTCATTTCATCATATTGTGCATCATATCTAGCAACTAAACTATCAGGCATATATAGTGATATTATTGATTTTGTATCTACTATTGGTGGGTCTACTGTAAATCCAGTTCCTAATCCAGCAGCTGCAAGTATACCAATAACAGCTGTGCCGGCTCCCGCAGTAATTCCTAAACCTTTTTCTGCTGTAGTATTTTTTTTAGTAAAAGCGGATAAAGCTGCTATACCCGCACCAGCTGCACCAGCTGCTACAGCAGTTCCAACAGCCGTTGTGTTACTTATAGCCAGTACTGTGTTATTATTTTTTAATCCTGTGGCCGCAGATTTTAATCCGGCCGGTGCAATATCATAGATTCTAAAAGTGACCCAATGTTTTTTATTATTTGAATCGCCGGTGTCACCTAAATTAGAGGGGTACTTAAGTATACTCAGAGCTTGAGTTGATTCTAAGATTTTTAATGGACCTGTCGGTAATGGTGGTCCTCTAGTAATTGTTTCTATTTTTAAGTCTGCCATTTTTTTCTCTTAAATTTGGTATACATACTATTTATGGCATATTCAGGACTATTCAAACCAAAACACCCAGAAAAGTATGTTGGTGACCCCACCAACATAGTATATCGCTCATCTTGGGAAGTTAAAGTAATGTCGTGGTTAGACAATAATGATTCTATTATAACATGGGCTTCAGAAGAACTCTTTATTCCTTATATATCACCTGTGGATAATCGCTGGCATCGTTACTTTCCTGACTTTCTGGTCAAATTTAGGACAAAAGACAATAAATTATCGACTATGATGCTTGAGGTTAAACCAAAGAAACAAACGGCACAACCTGATCCACAAAAAAGAAAGACAAAACAGTTTATCAATGAAGTTAAAACATGGGGTGTTAATCAAGCCAAATGGAAAGCCGCTAGTGAATATTGTTTAGACCGTGGTTGGGAATTCAAATTGATTACGGAAGACCATCTAGGTCTGTAACTAAATAAGTAAATGACATCCAAACTAACTGAATTAGCTCAACAAAGACAGTCTGAAGGACTTAAAATGTCCTCGACTTTACGGCCAACACCGTCAAGAGAGTCTTACAAATGGTTTTTACAGAAGATTGTAGATTTAAGAAGTCCAGTTAAGTTAGCAACAGGAATTAAAGCCGAGCAATATAGAAAGATGAATCGGTTTATTATAGGTAATTTGTATTATTTTTATTATGATCCAAAAGGTAAAGATGATTTAGATTATTATGATAGATTCCCTTTGGTATTAACATTACAGAAACATACAGATGGTTTTATGGGACTTAACCTACATTATTTGCCAATTCAATACAGAGTGGCATTTTTAGGTAAACTAATGAAATACGCAATCCATGACGATGAGGACGGAATTAAAAGGTTACGAATCAGTTATGACATTTTAAGCGCATCCAAGACGTTTAAAGCGTTCCGTCCTTGTATTAAAAGATATTTAAATAGTCATATTAGGTCAAAGATACTTGCCGTTCAGCCAAATGAATGGGATGTGGCAACTTTTCTGCCTGTACAACAGTTTAAAGGTGCTCAGGCCAAAACGGTATGGCAAGATTCGGTACACGAAATAAGGAATAGTTAAGATGCCTTCAATGATACAAGACTTTTTGGGTAATTTTACCGATGTGGCTAAACCAAGTCGCTTTGAGGTAACTATTGGATCAAAAGTATATTATAATGATATTAATCCTAATGATTTAATATTACGGTGTGAAACTGCTGAGTTACCAAGTAGAACATATGCTACAGCCGAACAAAAATTTGGTTCAAATCCTGTAGAAAAATTCCCTTACCAAGTACAATTCAATGATTTAAATCTCACTTTTATTGTTGATGATGATATGCAAGCAAAATATTTTTTTGATGCATGGTTAGAAGCAGTTATACCATCAAGCAGATATAATCCAAATTATAAAGACACTTACTCTTGTACTATTAATATAAGACAGTATAATAATTATAATGAACTTTCATATTCGGTTGATTTGTTGGAAGCCTATCCTATTTCAGTTAATCAATTAGATTTAGACTGGTCAGCTGAAGGTCATCATAAATTAACTGTAGTGTTTGCATATACCTCATGGCAAAAAACTTCGACATATAGAAAGAGTCAAAACCGTAATAGTAATAAATTGTTTAATAGTTTTAATCCTAATTCTGAATTATAAAATTAACTTAGTGGAGTGATAATAAGATGGCTTTACCAAAAATTGATACCCCGGTCTATGACCTTGAATTACCATTATCAAAAAAGAAAATACGTTTTAGACCGTTCTTAGTAAAAGAACAACGCAATTTATTAATGGCTATGGAGTCTGACGATAAAGAAACAATTGAACGAAATATTCGACAAGTGTTACATAATTGTACATTGACTGAAAATCTTGATATTGATAGGTTACCCATCATTGATGTTGAATTTTATTTTTTAAATCTTCGAGCTCGGTCTATTGGTGAGATAGTTCAAAGCAAATACCGTTGTGAAAATGTAGTTGAAGAAAAAACTTGTGGTAATTTAATGACTGCTGAATTAAATATTTTAGAAATACAGCCAGATATGACCAATGTTGTAAATGACATCATTCAAATTAACAATGTCATTAGTGTTATT